CCGACTCATCAGTCGACGATGGGCATCGACGTGTACTGCACTGGATGTACCGGAAAATCCTCGGGAACGACCCTTTGATAGACGTGATCGAAGCTCACATGTGGTGAACAGGTCATGTTTGGGTCATCCGACACACATAAGGTGAAAGTGTCGGGGTTCTTTGGACTCGGATCGGGAGACCAAGACACGAGTCTGGTGATGAACCTCCTCATGGGAGTGTTGCACTGGACGCTGTGTAAGGGTCTCGGCGTGAAGGTACGTGCCGTAATCGACGGTGACGATACCTTACTCGTCGTGGAGAGGGAAAAGTATGCCATAGTGCAGCGAGAGATGACACCGTTCTTTCTCGCACATGGATTCTCGATGGTGGCTGAGCCACCCGTGGACCCTATTACCTCTCCACACCAGGTTGTGCACTGTAAGTCGTTCCTGCATTGGGATGGCACAGAGTGGAACATGGTACGCGATCTGAGGCAGGTGTTATCTAAGGACATCTGCACCATCCAAAATCTCCAATCGAAGGCTGACTTCGACTTCTTCCGTGACGCGAAGTCACGCTGCGGACTGGCGCTAGCAGGGAACCTCCCTGTATATGGCGCCTTTTACCGCATGCTAGGGAGAGGTGCGACGCCTAAGAAAAGGAAGACGGATGGATTTGACTATCGTATGCGCACATGGAGTCGAAACATGTGCCGCTATGACGGAGTGATCACTACGGAGTCTCGCATTAGCGTATACGAGACATACGGAATCACACCTGAGCAACAAGTGGCGTTGGAGGAGTTTTATGACTCAACCGACATCGCATGGGGAACCCCTACCCCCCTCGATACCCTACCCATCAGCGAGGTAGTTAAACAGCTTACTGCAGGAAGACTCTAATAGGCGTGAATATAAATATTGAATATAATTATTGAGCATAAGATGGCGAAGAAGAAGGAGGTGCGTGACTCTATGCAGGGCCCTGTACTCAAGAACAGTGCGGGGGCTGGCAAGCGCAAGAAGAAGGGCGGGAAGAAGAAGGCGAAG